AATGTACCGTCAGACAACACGCCCATCTTTGAGCCGATGGCAAACCTAACATTGGATTTACTCACATCTGCGATGGTCCTGTATACGTCTGCGCTGGATATAAGCACCGCGCCTGTTGACGTACTGCTTGCAGAAAGATTTCTGATGCATGTATCGTCAATGACAAATCCACCGATTTCACCGCTTGTGACTGTGAGTTCGCCATTTTCATCCAGTGACGAATTGTCCGCCACCCAGACCAACTTTTCTGCCCTTAACCTTATTGCGTCAGGCGTTTGCTCAATCTGCGAAACGGGCATTTCCGCCCATGGCATGACTTCATCCCCCCGAACCAAAACTAAGTCCTCGACATAGAGGACGCAGTTTGGCGTTGATGAGGAGCTGGATCCGCCGTGAGTGACACATACCCTCATATAAATTGACGGTGCCGTCACCGTAACACTGAAAAACTGCCACGAACCTGTTGAGCTGAAGGTAACGCTCGAGCCGGTCACTGTAGACCACGATCCGCTCTCTGAGCTTGCGGACTCGAGGCTGATTGATGCCGATCTAACCGATGACCCTCTGTAGTAATATCCGCTGAGTGTGTACTTCTTGCCGCTAACGGTGCTCATATAGTGCTCAGAAGTGTTGTACATGTACCTCGCATATGACGATTTGTTATCGATGCCCAACGCAAAGTCGGTTTTGCCCGGCCGTGTGCTTGAGTAATCGGCAATAATGCTGCAGCTGCTCGTAGAGCTCAACTGCCACCCGTTGATTGCCCCACCGAATCCTGTCGAGTTGTAAATCAGGTTTGCGTCACCGATACCATATGTCCTCCATACCGTGCTTATGATCGCATCATCCGTGATTTTCTGTTCGGCGCGGGTCATACGGGTCTCAAGGCTGTTTAAGGTTGTGTCACAGATAGCCGTAGTGTACTCAACGTGTGGATTAGCAGCGGTATCATCGTCATAGACGATTTTTGTCTGCGTCCAGAGATACTTATTCGCTTCCCAATCCGGTTTTGAATTTTCTGACCATCCTGAGTAGTTGTTGGCAGGTGGATTGTTTGGGCTGTTGCTTGTCCAAAGACAATATCGTGGGACTATCGACCTAATCCCCACGCCGTCTCCGTCCTGTCCTTTTGCCCCTTGGATGCATGATACATTAGAATAAGTGGTCTGCCCGTTCTTCGTGATGGCCGTCCTCTGCCAGATATACTTATCCTGCTCCCATGTCGGAGATGATGTAGACCATCCACTTTCTGGAGCAGTTGTTGCGCTGGTGCCTTTGGCATACTCAATACTTACGGCACTGACCGCATCGGTTTTGGTTGCGTAGGTATTTGATACAGAGAGAGTGATCTCGCCTGCCTTCTGATTAATCAGCGATTGCACATCTGATGTCGTTGAGTAGTTGTCGGAGAGGTTAGTTTCCAAGGACGATACTCTGCTTGTGGTGCCGGACAGGTTCTGCTCAAATGTGTTTTGACGGGAGTCCATCGCAGTTATCTGTCCCGTTGCGGTATCTTTCCACGTTTTCAGACTCGTCACATCGGTCTTTACACCATCAGCTGTCTCTTCAACACTCAACAACTTGTCATACATGGATGTGCCTGTGTCAAGCTCGGAAATCTGTGAATCCGTAATGATACGGTTTATTTTGTTCGCTGTCTGAGTAATGGTTGTGGTATGGGATGCCAATGTTTGACCGTGTTCCGTGGTTGTGGTTTCCAGTGTTCCGACCCGTCCCGTGATGCCATCAATTGTGACGGTCAATTCGGAGTATCTGTTAGTGATTTCCGCTTGATAGTCTTCCGGAGCAGGAGACCATGCTGTCGCAATCGAACCTCTTTCCAGTTTTAAGTTTTTCAGTTCAATGTAATCACCGTCTGCACACAAACCACCTTGTTTCGGTATCGGGTTTCCGTTGATTTCGATATAATCAGTATCCAAAAAAGAGTCAACCTGTATCTGCGTTCCGTTTATCTCGATGGTATCACCCGGAGAATACGGCAGATACAATAAGGTATCGTCATTGATTTGCATGTAATCATTATCGCCGGCAATACCGATATATACCGCAACACACCCATCCGGAACCGTAAATGTACCGTTAAAACTGCATGATTCATCGGTTCCGCTTGTCACTTCGGATATTGGGATTGTCTTATATATAAAAGAAGAACTTTGAGTCGGCATATAGCCGAAAACCATGTTCAGTTCCTGTTTATCGGTTCCGGTATACTCGCTAAACAATTTCCAGGCTGCGTCAAATGACAGTGTGTACGTTTCACCTGCTTTCAAGCCGTTCATCGATGCGCTTGCGGTACTATCGGAACCAAACTCAAAACCCGGCGCGGTGCCTGCACTCCCTATGCTTTTTATTCCGTGCTCTTCAACCGCGGCGGTTCCATTGATTACGGTCGGTACTGTCTGTCCTATGATTTTTGGATATTTCGTGACTTCACTCACATCCGGATTGAGTGTACCTACGATTAAATTGTTACCGCCTTTCGCGAGAGAATCGATACCCTCTCGCATATTGGTAAAAGCCACCGTCAGGCTTTGCCCGTCTTCGTCCATAACAATACTGGATGATTTTAAGCCGCCCTCTTCGTTTATCGCTCCTATCATGGAGTGGATATTTAATTTAGACGCGCTGATTCCGTGATAGGTATCTGTGCTGTCAGCAACCATGTCATCAACAATCAGCCCATCCGGAATACCATCTTTCGTTATACCGGTTGCATCCCAGATGATGTCACCATCGGCATTGACAAGGTAGTAGTTATAGTTACCCTGCCCATCTTTTCCGATCTGAATGCGTACAGTTCCGTTTGCATCCTTGAACGTCAGTACGCTACCATCCATCACCATCGCACCGTCTTCAGACATGACAGTGTGCTTGTTGGTGTAGATGGTGCCGGCCAGCAGGTCATTGACCGTGATGTACTGAGCCATCAGTGACTTCAGGAATGCTTCATCTATCAATGCATTCTGTGCATTCAAGTGAATCATCTGTGCCTGTGTGGCAGCGGCATTACCGGCTAACAGGTCGCGAATTGCGCCGTAATCTGTTTCCAGGACATTTATTTTCGCAATGGCAACATCCGCATAGTTCGTCCGCAGTTCTGTAATGCTCGCTTCGTCAGCCGTAAACCTGCTGACAGTAGCCTCTTCAAACGCCGCATGATTGGCAACGAGATCACCGAATACAGCTGATGCAGCAAGGACCGTATCAAAATTCGCGATCTTGCTTGCGTCAACACCATTGATCTTATTTCCGTCAATCGTGCCGTTGTCGATTGTGATGTTGTCTACGGTATCAGCTGTCTCGTTAAACTTTGCCGCCAACTCCTCAAAGGTTAATGTGGTGTTCGCAAACACACAGCTATTCAATTCCGGCTCTTCCGGATAGACTACCATCTCGACAATCCGCTGTTTCTCACGGGTTCCCGTTGCATTGTCAGCAAGCGTGATGGTATCGCCGATGTCATATTCCAGAATTGAGTAATCATCGGACATAGATGCCAGGTCAACAACATCGGCCATGTATGAGACATACGGCTTACTGTAATCATTCAGCTTGGCCTGCGCGTCTTCCTTCAATGATTCCGGCACACTGTACCGCTCATCCTTCCAGATGATACGCTTCTGCTTATTCGAATAGGTGTAGTTGGTCAGGATCTTGGAGCCGTTGTTGACATCCTCGATCGTCATACCATTCGCACCATACGGTTCGATTTCAGTATAAAAATCATATGAGGATTTGGTCACGGTCAGAGAGCGGAGGTTGAGGTCGGACATGAAGTAAACACCTCTGTCCTCTCCTATCTCCTCATAGAAACTGACAGTCATCTGCTTGGAGTTGATTTTGCATTCACACCGATACACGGACAGTGCCTGCTTGAGCATATCCAATGATGTGCAGTTTTCTTTTCGTAAGGTCCTTCTCTTGGTGATTTCACACTCTCCGACCGTCCAGCCCGTCCCTGCAAAAGCAACAGCCATTGCTTCTGACAGGGTTTTTTCGACTGTCTCAAACCGCAAAAATGTGTTGCCTTCCAGCGTCTCCACATCAAGCTGTGCGAGGACATCCGCTGTTCCATCGGAAGACGGTCTGATCTCTTTGACAACAAACCTGTCCGTCTCTGTCTCGATATAGCCTTCGTTTTCAAGGTCTGCAATGTCTCCGATAAGAGCATTGAATTCCAATGTCTTATCATCAAACTGTAATCTTTTCGTGATTCGGAGCTGCCTGTATCTGTCCAGCCCACATATAGGTTGCTTATTCTTATCAAGTATGCGAAGCATACACGGCCTCACTCCTTATCAATCATAAAGTCAATGATTGCGTACTCCTCTCCCGTAAGAATATCATAGTTAGAATTTTCGTCCATCTTGGCAAGATCGGACAGCTTGACCGTCTGGATCTCCGTTTCGAAGTCGGACAGCACCAGTTCACTCAACGCCTTCTGATCACCTGCTCTTTTCAGCCGATTAAACTCAGCATCGTAAGTATTTGCGATCTCACTGAGTTTCTTCGTGTTCAGTGCCAGCGCATAACTCAGTTTGATGGGAAGTCTCTTTTTCTGGATTTCTCCGATGTGATTCATGTACGCAACCATTTCAAGGTTTTTGATTTTCATATGTCTTCATCCCCCATTTTTGTTTAGATGTATCTGTTATAGACTTCGATGACGGTACTCTGTGTGGTGTGACTGAACGTGATCACATTCGTCCCGGGTTTAAGCAGCGGAAAATTCCACAGCGTTGCCTCGCTGAATTTGTTTGCACCGTCCTCAATTATGGTTTTCTTTACGCCGTCAATAACAACGGCCTTGTTAGTTTTAAGACCCTTCAGTATTATCTGATCGCTTGCAAACGTCAGAGGATTTCGGGCAAGGCCGCCGATCGTGAACGTAGCAATCGCACCTGTCGGCGTAATCGTTGCTTTGCACGGAGCCGGGAACGCTCCGGTGTAGTTAATCGTGTTTGTGCTTGCGTTGATCGTGTATGTTGTAGGCGTGACCGCTTCCGTGTACGGTTCCGCATCAACAGATATTGCAATCTTACCTATCCGCAGGATCCTCTCCCATGAGTCCACATGACACCGTCCGATATACGCCACATCCGGCTCACAATCACGGATGATCCGCATCTTTTTGCCTTGGATCGCACTTGTGACCGTCCTGATAATTGCAGGCCATCTGCTCTGCAAGCCTCCGAGACCTAAAACAAACGTCAGCTGCCTGTGTCCGTAAGTCACTTTTGGGTCAAGGGTCGGCTGACCGTAGATGTTAAAATCATCCACGATACCAGCCGCAACAGGGAACCCGATGTTGTCCGATTCCAGTATCAAGCCCCAGTCCTGTTTTGTGTGGAAGGCTCCGAACTTCACGCCCTGGTTAAAGTCAATCATGCTCTTGCCCTCCTTACATCCATAGCGATCTCACTGCTTAGTTTCTTACGGAACTTGCCCATGTAGCTTCCGTCAGGCTCAAACACCATACCCGACTGCATACCGTCCACAACTTCGGGCATGTACTGACCGAGGATAGCAATCAAGCTGTCCAGTTTACGGCTCACATCATCGTAAGCCGCTTCCGGAGCAACAGCATCACGGACAGCATTGTCAATCATGCTCATGAGACTGTCTGTTCCGACCACTGTTTCACTGCCTGCTTCGCCGGCGCCAAGCAGTTTGCCGTTCATAGCTCCGAAAATAGTAGGATTGTCCAGGATCATACCTTTGTCCATAGCTTTGGCATACCAATCTACCCAGAAGTTCGGTACTTGCGTCCATCCGCCGTCACCGTAATAAATCGTATCCCACGTCCAACGAACGTGCGGGATCTGAATATCCGGGAACCGTAGATATGTGCTGCTTACGATTCTTGACATTTCCGCACACGATTGAGCCATTGTGGTTGTCATTTCACGAAGCATAGTCTGAATCTGACTGTTTATGCTGCCCTGTGCCTGCAAGATACCTTCGCCAAGCTTCCCGCCGATTGATTTGCCTGTAGCTTCAAAAACTCTTTCTCCGTAGAGTTTCACTGTCTCGTTTACATTGCTCACGATCCCGACAGCGGCAGTGTTTATCTCCTGCTTCTTGTCGAGCATACCGCTTTTATACATTTCCATGGCCGACTTACCGACCATCCTGAACAGGCCACCGGCTGTTGTAGCGGTAGTTTTAGCAGAATTAACTACGCTGTCGGCGGCTCCCGTTACGTCACCCTCTTTATTTGTGATTCCTGTTGCAGTGCTGTCTGCCATGCCTTCGCCGGCTTCTGTACCGACTTCTTCAAAATCGCCTTGTTTACCGCCGAGAAGCGTAACCAATTCAGCAAACGCTTGTTCCGGGTCTCCCGACTTGTCTCTGATTGATTGCGCCAGTCCTTCCGGTACCGCAACGCCGGCTTTTTGTGCTACTTCAAGGATTCCTTCGTTCTGCGCCCAGATGGCTGTGTTAAGCTGTTCAGTTGCCTGTTGTACCGCAAGCTCCGGGTCTTCGCTGTTGGCAATAGAATCCGCAAGTCCTGCCGGAATCGCCACGCCTGCTGCCTTTGCAGCATCGACCGCCGCCCAGAAGGCAGTTGTTGTTTCCTCGGCCAGCTGTCCGCCGCCTTCTTGGATTTGTGCCACCGCAGAGTCAAATGCGTAACCAAGCCCTTCCCATTCCGCAACAGATGAACCCATCTCATCAAGTCCCAGCATCAAGGCAACCTTATCGAGTGCAATCATGTTTGCAATGCCTTCCTGCCCGTCAAGCGCCTGGGTGTACATTGCAATCAGCTCCTGCGCTGTGGATGCATCTCCGTTCCTAAAAGCATCGGCAAGTTCCTGGACAAGCTGTGCGCCGCCCACGCCCATATCTTCCAGATAGCGGACAAATTCGGGAGAGATTTCGCCCAGATTGTCACGGACAACACCCAAATTGTCTTTGTACTCAAGCATCCCGTCTATCTGGCTTTGCATTGATTTACGGAATTTTTCAATGCCGTTTTCTGCATTCTTTGCCCATTCACCAAATGGATCTATGTCTATCGTTGCGGCTTCTTTCGCGGCATCGAATGTCTCGATCATCTTATTTTTGTACTCTTCGGTGATGTCGCGGAGGTTTTGCTCGGTCTTGTACTGCTCCTGCATGTCCTTGATGAGTGCCTGTGTTTGCTCATCGACTTCTTCAAGTCCATCACCGAGTTCGCCCGTTGCACCGGCGGCATCTTCTGTGGAGCCGGCAACTTTATTTGCGGCTTCTGCCCATTTCTCATGGTCTTTGATATACGGCTTGAGAAGTTCGGAAGTGGAGTTCATAAGGTCTGCCGCTTCTGTTTCAGTTTCGTTGCAGTCATTCAATGCGGTTGATGCGTTAACAACATTTGTCTGCAATTCACGGTATTGCTTGCCAAGTTCCGATGTTGGTCTGCCAAGCAAATCTGTCTGCGTGGACAATGCTTCCAGTTCTTCTGCACTTTTCCCGGAAGATGTAATGAAATTGTCTAAAGATTCTTTCGCTTTATCATAAGCACTCTGCGCTTTTATTGTGTTGACGGATGCTTCGCCCCATGCTTTGTAAGTTTCCTGTAAAGCGTCTTGCAATGCCGTAAACTTCGCCACATCTTTAGCGGTATCGAACCATTTTCCCAGCTCTTCGTGGGATGCTGTCAACTCGCCTGTCTCTTCGTTCCATGCTTCCGCAAGACCATCAACAGCACCACCAAGGTTGTCAATCATGTAGCTGATTTTCGCCTTAGTAAACTCATCCGTAATATGATAAGTCTTTCGTGTGGAGTCCTCGACCTTGCTCCATTCGCTTACAAGGTTTGAAAAACTCACCTCACCGTTCGCAATCGCATCAATCGAGCCTTTAAACGATTCTACCTTCCCGGATGCGGAATTAAATGCTGTGATAACAGCAGTTGTGCCGCCCTCGATATGCTTCGGATCAAACACGATGTTGCCGGCTTCGTCTACATCGCCTGTGAACGTCTCGACTTCATCACCGGAGTCTTCAAACGCCTGTATGATAACCTGCGTTCCCTCTTCAATCGGCTTCGTATCAATACCTTCCGCCGCGAAATTTGCCAGCCTTGTTTCGACCGTATCCGCCTTATCGGAAACATAGCCAATCATGTTCTGGGCTTCTTCCGATGTAGTGCTGATACCGGATGTGTTCAGACCGCCTGCTGCCCACTCATCCAAGATGCCTTCAACGCCCGTTGCGGCAGTGCCTACATCGTTGACGTATCCTACGATCTCGCCCGTAGAATTGCAGATAGCCGTTCGCCCGTCATCGAGTGTTATCGCGTTGAAGCTGTCGCAGTCACTTAAAATGCTGTCAAATTCTTTGCCGAACGCTTCCAGTTCGCCGACCTTCTGTTCGGCATTGGATACTGTCTCCTGTGCGTGTTGGAGCGATGTCTCAACTTCTTTGTTGGACTTCTGCAAGTCATCCAAAAACGTCTCTATATCACTCTTCGCCGGATTTAATGCTAACGTCAAATCACTGACAACGCCTGTCGCAAACTCGACAGCTCCGGACAGAGGACTTGCGACCTTTTCGTAGAGTGCAATGCCCATGCCTTCCAAGGACGATTGCAGTATGATCAGCTTACCTTGCAGATTATCGCCCATCGTCTCAGCCATGCTCTTTGCTGCACCGTCTGAGTTATCGATTGCATCGGCAAGTTTATTAAAGTCCTCGTCAGATCCATTGATGATCGCCAGCCATCCGGACATGGCATTCTTGCCAAAGATAGCGCCTGCAGCTGCTGCCTGTTCCGTCTCGGACAATTCACCGAATTTAGAGCGCAGATGTTCCATTGTTGCTCTGAGGTTTACAGACCCGTCATCATTCTTCTGAATCTCGATGCCGTATTTCTCCATCGCATCTGCGGCCTGTTTGGACGGTTTCACAAGGTTAGTGAGTCCGCCTCTCAATGCGGTACCTGCCTGAGTTGCCTTGATACCTGCATTAGCCATCAAGCCTACTGCGAGTGCGGTATCTTCCATCGAGATGCCCAGCGCACCGGCAACAGGAGCCGCAAACTTAAAGGTCTCACCCATCATGCTGACATTCGTGTTGGCATTGGACGATGCTGCCGCCATGATATCGGCAAGCCGTCCGCTGTCTTCTGCGGTATGGCCAAAGGCTGTCAGCGCGTCTGTCACAATGTCTGATGTGGTAGCGAGATCCTCGCCCGAAGCCGCTGCAAGGTTCATGATACCTTCGATGCCCGAGAGCATGTCTTTGGTCTTCCAGCCGGCCATCGCCATGTAGTTCATGGCATCAGCGGCTTCCGAAGCGGAAAACTTCGTAGTCGCACCCATGTACTTGGCCTTCGCCGACAGCTGCTCCATATCCTTACTGCTTGCACCGGACACAGCCTTGACCTTGCTCATGCCGGCTTCAAAGTCAGAACCGACCTGCACAACATACTTCGCCGCTTCTTTTGCCCCGTCCGCAAGCATCTTCATGCCTTCGACAGCAACGTTGACAGCAGCATTTTTGATCATGCTTTTGAGGCTGACTTCCATCTCTCCTGCGCTGTCTCCAGCATCATCTGCGGCATCCGCAAAATCGCCCAATTCGCCGCCTGCTTCGTCAGTAGCTTTTTCTAGTTCCTCCATCGCATCGGCGTTTTCGTTGACAGCCTGTTCAGCTTTTGTGGTCTCCGTAGTGGCATCGTTCAAACGTCTCTGCCAATCTTCCGCACGATTCCCGGCGGATTCGTAGGATCTTTCCGCCCGTTCAACAGCTTCTGCGGCTTTCGCCACGGCCTGCTCCTGTTTCTCCAGTTCTTCGTCCGTAGCTTCGCCCGAAGCCTTCATTTTTTCCAGTTTTTCTTTTGCTTCGGCAAGATTGTCCTTGTATTCATCAAGTTTCTTGCCTATGTCCTCATAACTGCGCTTGGATTTCTCAAACTCTTTTGCGACAGCCTCCTGTTTGGCCTTCGCCGCACCGAGGACATTGTTCAATGCGTCATGCTTTTTCTGTAACGCTTCAAGGCTGTTTTTCTGCCCTGCTGTCTGGGTTTCCACCAGTTTCAGAGCGGACTTCATATTGTTGAGCGATTTCGTACAAGCTGTGACCGCATTTTTAAACTGCTGTTCACCGTCCAGTGCGATGACAGCTCCTATCTTTCGCGCCATTTCCGTCACACTCCTTGATAGGTCAATTTCTTTACGATCATGTTGTGGTGCTTTTTGAATTGTTCAAATAAGGCTTTCCATTTCTTGAAATACATATGGCTGACTTGCTCTTCCGTATACCCTATCTGCATCCCCACGTACACCACCCATGACATATCAATCAGTGTCTTCTGTGTAGGCAACCTGTATCCGTCTATTTCTTCGTGTTCTTCCGCTTCTTCGACTTTTTTTCGGCCACGCAGTCTTCGAACTCACGGAAAACCACCTGTGCGAGTTCGGTTATTGAGTATTCTTCCTGACGCATCAACTCTTTCTGAGTCGGCGCGGTCAGCTCGGATCCGGAGATGTCGATGCCTTCCTCGATCATCCATGAGAGACATTTACACGTCAGATCCACATTCGGCAGCGTGTATTTTCCTGTCGTGCGGTCGATCAGACCGTCTTCGTCTACCTTCGGCACAAAGCCGCGGAGCTTATCCTCTGCTTCGATCAGATCGCCGACTTCACGCTGGATGCGGTCAAGGACCAAAAGGGAACATTTATACGGATACATGGTTTCGTTCAGCTCAAATTCTTTCAGCTTTTCGTCAAACATATTCATCCCTCCATCAAGCAAAAAAGGGGACGGATGTACCGCCCCCAATAATGCCCATTAGTTGTTTGTGATCATCAGGGCTTTGGTATAGGAAGTTTGGTCTGAATATACTCAATAGCCGCCGCTTCCGTGTCGAAGTCCTGCTGATATCTCCACACGCCTCCGTCTTCTGCCATTGCTGTACCGCTTACGGAGGGTGTCTGAAACTCAGTGTTTTCACCGCGAGTGGTAAGTGTGGTAGTAGGCTCTGCCCACTGTGTTTTCGGATAAACACGGGCTTCGTACTTTCTGACACCATCCACTTTTTTGACACCGATGACAGCAAATCCGCAATACGGTGCGGAATCATCGATGTTGGACGTGATCTCGTTTCCGGACTGTGCCTGTGTATGTCCGAACACTTCCGTAAATACCGCCGCAGGAATATCGGTAGTTCCGAGTGTCAGTGCCGCAGATGTTACGCCACGCTCGGACTCAGCAAGAGCGTCATCACCGTACAGTGTAGCCTCTCCAACGTTCGGAGCTTCTTCAAATGTGGTTGCCTTGCCGAATACCTGCAATGTGCCGTATGCACCAACGCCGGTCCTTTTAGCAACATAAGGTTTTCTTACACCAATATATGCCATGGTTAATCCTCCTCATAGAAATCTTCATCTTCTGTTTCACACTCAAACACGATGTGTCTGAGCTTACTTGTCCCCGAATTGGCAGTGGTGACTTCGTCAACCATCACCGTGATATCGGGATAAGTAAAGCCATCATCGAACAGTGCCTGTCGGATGCTGTTCTGGATGGCAAAAAAGTTTTTATTCGCCGGCATGAACAAGTGTACCTGTATGGAGTGGACTACTGCGTTTGGTGCATCGTCTCCGTACAAGTCACCGTTGTTTGCCGCAAAATTGTATGTGATCCATCGCTCGGGCCGTGCGGAATCTTTGCCCGTGTAAGAGTCGGGGTAAGCAGGGATGTTCAGACTCTTCGCGATGTTTTGGATACGTTCGAAGGTGTTCACGATATATCACCTGACCTTGTCCATGTACTTGTCAAAGATACCGTCCATAGCACGCTCAACGGTGCTTTCGGCTTCTTTGACCGCAGGCGTAACAACAGGCGTTGCGGCTTGCTTATAGGTGCCGTATTCAAGATATGCCATCTTTTCCATGTTACGGACTCCTTTACTGTCCTTGCCTGTCGGTCGCACTACCAGGAATTTACCGCTCTTGTTAGTTTTGATGCCTGTGGACTTGATAGAAGCGGCCATTCTTCCCGAATCACGATGTTTGCCGGCATGATGTTTCAGTTTTTCCAGCATTACCGGTTCGGCGGCTTTTAGCATCTCATCGGACATTTTATCCGCGTCAAGGCTTGTGAGTTCTCTGAGTAGTTGGTCAAATCCGTCCGCCACTCTAATCTGTGCCATAATTCACACCGCCCTTCCGCTCCAAGTACAATTCAACCTCATCCTGTCCCGGTCTGTACGTCCGATACACTCCGTACGCCAGCCCGTCAACAACAACGGTTTCCTGTTCGGTGTATTCGTCTGCCCACAGTGTCACCTTTAAAGCAGGCTTGATATCATTCTGACCAAATGTGGCTATCTCTTTTCCGCTAACAGATGCCACTTTGCACCAAACTTCTTTTTCCGCAATAGTTTCTGTGGAATCGTCCACAAAGCCTGCCGCGTCCTGCTCTGCATTATCGTTACTGATTAGGATGCACTTCTGATTCTTGTCATTCATCACCATCATAACCACCGCCCTTATATTCGGACGCAAGCGAAAGAGCGTCACGAAGTTCCTTGTAGGAACGCTCATAACGCTCTGCCTCGCCGTTATAGTTCTGTTGCCATCTGAGATAGCATCTCAGACATGCTTTGACAAGAAACATATCATCGGGGATGGTGTTGACTCCTGCCCGGGACAAGTCCATCAGGAAAGCGTTTTGAAGGTCTTCCAATTCAGCGTCAAGATACTTGCCCGTGATTCTCACCATGTTTCGCATTTCTTTCATGTCAACATCAAGGGTAAGCACTCAACGCCACCCCCGATCAAGACTGCTGTGCAAGAATTTCGGCTATAATGTCGGCCTTCTTGCTGGCAGTTATTGTGTAGCCCTTTTCGGCGGCAAGTTCCCTTAACTGGGCAATGGTCAAGGCCTGCAATTCGGACTCAGACAGCGTACCGTCATTGTCCGTATCAGCCGTTGCCGCCATCATGAGTTTTTTAACAGTGCGTGTGCCTTGGTTGTGGTGACATCACCATCAACGATTGCG